AGGCCTGATGTTGATATTGATGGTCATTTTCACCCATCTGAAACCGTTTTGGTTGAGACACGCGAGCAATACAGTGCCCGCAAAAAGATTGAGACCCAAGAGCACATCGCTCTGTTGGTGGATACTGCTCAGCGCATTGGCGAACTGTACGCCAAGTGTGGCGGCTGGCCTGACAACGAGGTCACTGTGGATGTCGAGATCAACAACATAGATAACATTTAGGAGAACAAAGTGAAAGATTTATCAGTACAAAATGCGATGCTCAAGGCGTCAGTGAACGGCTTTTACAGCATGCAGAAGACACGCATTCGGATCGGTAACAATATCGTCGCCAACTTCAAGACTAAGATCGGGCAGGAGCCCGGCAAGCCTGAAGAAACCTTGGATGCAGATGCAAAGATGCTGTTATCTAATCTTCGTGTCAGCTACAAAAAGATCACCGATGGTGTTGCTGGCATGAACCCTCGCAAGTTCAAGGAAGATGGTTTGATCAGTGAGTACAGCGAGTTCTCTTTGGTCAAGCAGTACTTCGATCTGGTCGAGGCTGAAGAGAATGCGCTCAAGCAGATCACCTACAGCGTCAAGCAGTTCCCCATCTATCAAGCATTCCTAGAGGATGTGAAAGGTGTGGGCCCGACCATGGCTGCGGTGATCATCTCAGGCTTTGATATCCACAAGGCGCAATATGCGTCCTCTTTGTGGGCGTATGCTGGGCTTGATGTGGTTGGCGACAAGGGCAGATCAAGGATCAAAGAGCACCTAGTCGATCAGACTTACATCGATGCTGAAGGTAAAGAGCAGATCAAGAAAGGTATCTCATTCAATCCGTTCATGAAGACGAAGCTGATCGGTGTGCTTGGCTCGTCGTTTGTAAAGACCAACGGTAAGTACCGTGAGATCTACGATAATTACAAGCACCGCATCAGCCACATGCCTACTCATGCTGAGAAGACCAAGGCACACCTCAACAACATGGCGATACGCTACACGGTTAAGCGGTTCCTTGTGGACTTGTACACCGCATGGCGCACGCTAGAAGGACTGCCGGTTGCGGATGAATACTCAAAGGGCAAGCTTGGGATCAATCACAAGGTTGCTTGAGTCACTTCACGGGAGAAAACCAAAGAGCAAGAGCGAGCCATCGACGTTGAGAAACCCACTTTGGATAAGCGAGCCACGCATCGAGAGGAAACCATCACGAAGGAGCGAGCCACAGATTTGTAGAAAACCACACGGAGCAAGCGAGCCAGAGTGCTGAAGAAAACCAAGATAACGAAGCGAGTCATTCCAAAGAAGACAGCCAAGTAAAAATAGCGAGCCACTTCGGCTTAGAAAGCCATAAAACCGAAGCGAGCCATCGACGTTGAGAAACCCACTTGGGATAAGCGAGCCATCCGAATTTAGAAAACCACATAGATAAAGCGAGCCAGGCCGCAGAAGAAAACCATTAAATCCAAGCGAGCCAATGAGAGCCATCGAGAGAGGCAGATCCTCTAATCACAAGGATAGTGAAATGAACAAAGAACAAAGAGCAGATGCACGACAGAACGGCGGTCATTACATCGTCAATCTGAAGGATCGAAACGATCCGTGGAGCGAGTGGTTCGAGTCAGATATTGAGGGCACCTATGACCACTGCTACTCGCAGGTGCGTGGGGGTTCCCTCGATATGCACTTCGACATCCAGATTGTGGAGGCGTAGCGGGAGGTCGAGTAGTCACCCTACAGCCCATTCGATTGAAAGAAAGCCAACTCAAAGGAGCGAGCCATAATCGGTGAGAAAACCAAGTTAAATCAGCGAGTCAGATGTTCCAAGGAAACCAAGAGACGCAAGCGAGCCAAAAGGTAGGAGAAGACCATTGTCATCAAGCGAGCCAAGCGCAGGGAGAAAACCATTAATACAGAGCGAGCCAGGGTCAATGAGAAACCCACACCGCATAAGCGAGCCAATAGGGTCAAGGAACCCAAAAAGACATAGCGAATCAAACAAACAAGAGTGAAAGTTATGGAAGATGACTTTGAAATGGAAATGGAAGGCGGCAGTGAGGATCACGAATACGCCATGGACTTGATCAGAAACTTGGTGAAGGTCAGCAAAGAAGAGCTAGAGCCACGCATCCTGTTTGAGGTGATGATGGTCTATTCACTGGGCTGGAACCTAGCTCATGGTGATCATGAGCTCATGACTCAGTTGTTGCCACAAGTTGTTGAAAGCATTGAAGATGGTTCTTACACAAATGTGGCAGAAGTCATGGAGGATGAAAAGATATGTCATTAGCAACAGAAGACTTATCTAAGTTCAAAGAACGTAAGCGTGCCGTGCTGCGGTGCATCTACAAGTCACCAGAGGACAGTTGGGCCAAGGAATATTGGCGCAACACCTATCGCAAACTCATGGAAGAAAGAAGAAATGGAGCTCAGGTACTATCAGCGCGAAGCCGTTGATGCGGCAGTCCATTGGTTCAACACCCAAGACACGCATCCGCTTATTGTTCTACCCACCGGGGCTGGCAAGACTGTTGTCTTCGCCACCCTAATCAAGGAGATCTTTGAGCGAGAGCCCGACTGCAGGATTCTGATCTTAGCTCACCGGCAAGAACTGGTCAGCCAAGCTGAAGACAAACTCAAGAAGGTATGGCCATGTGCGCCGTCAGGCATTCTGGCTGCGGGGTTGAACCAATACGAAGTCGATGGGCGCATCGTCATTGCCAGTCGAGATACCTTGGCAACACCAAGCAGGCTTGATACCTCTGGTGACTTTGACTACATCATCGTGGATGAAGCGCACCATGTGGCGCCAGACCCAAACACCCGGTATCGCAAGATCTTCGATCACTTTGAGTCTTCCATCTGGAGAACGCCACGCATACTAGGCGTGACTGCCACACCCTATCGCATGGGCCAAGGCTTCATATACGGCCTTGAGGAGCACTTCTTTGCGGGGGTTGCCTACCGTGTAGGTATACCTGAAATGATCCAACAGGGCTTCCTGTGCCGTCTGTCGGCCTTCAAGGTGAACGATGAGGCTGTAATTGATGCGTCAACTGCGCGGGTTAAGTTCAAGGGTGGTGACTATCGTGAGTCAGATATTGAGAAGTTGGCCATGCAGGATCAGACCATGCTGGCCATCATCGATGATTGGATTGAGAAGGCGTACACTAAAGGCCGACTGAGCACTGTGTTCTTCTGCATCACTGTAGCTCATGCCGAGAAGATGTGTTTGTACCTACGCCAAGCTGGTGTAGAGGCTGCAGTGGTGACCGGCGAGACACCAAAGGCTAGACGCGAAGATGTGCTAGAACGCTTTGAGAACGGAGAGATCAACGCACTATGCAATGTGTCTGTCTTGACTGAAGGTTGGGATGCGCCACGCACAGACTGCATCGCACTGCTGCGTCCCACCAAGTCGCTGGGCTTGTATGTTCAGATCTGTGGGCGAGGCATGCGCACTTGGGGCGACAAGAAAGACTGCATGCTGCTGGACTATGGCGAGAACATGGATCGACACGGCTGCATAGACACCGCCCGTCCATCGATCCCAAGCAAAGAAGACAAAGAGAAAGAGCAGCAAACTAAGATCTGGATATGCGACTCATGCGTGGCGGTCAACGACATAGATCGTGATACATGCATTGAGTGCGGTGCCTTGAAGCCAGCACCCGTTGAGCAGCCCAAGCTGTTTGAAGAAGAAGAGAAGGATGCTGCCGCTACTAGGCAGGCGGCTCAAGGTTCTGTGTTATCAGATGAACTCGAAGACCCAGTAGAGAAACACGAGCGCATCAAGAACATCGAGTACGTTTCAGCTGAATCAAAGACATCAAAGAACGGTAATGAGTATCTCAATGTCATGTTCTCAAGTCCCGGCGATTACTGGCCACAGAACATGCCGTTAATGATAGGCATGAGAGGCAAGGCAGGCTTGATGGCACAGAAGAAATGGCGGTCACTGACCAACAACCATTGGTGCCCCAGCACTATTGAGCAGGCTTTGGTTGAAGTCAACCAAAACGGCGCCATGCAACACATCAAACAAATCACTGTAAGAAAAGAGGGTAAGTACTGGAATGTCGTTAGCGTCCATTTTTGATCGGATCGATGAGCAACTAGCGGAGAAAGACAACCGCTTTCGTGGGCACCTAGGCTTCAGCGGGATAGGTTATGACGATGAATACAAGCAGTGGATGGGCTTTCGCTGGTGCTTACCTTCTACCTTCGGCGGCAGGATGCTGCGCTTGTTTGACCTAGGCAACCGCATCGAGGATCAGGTGGTTGAGAACATACGCGATACCGACGTGATATCTATCGCCTCGCATGACAAGGACGGCAATCAGTTTCGCGCATCCTTCTTTGGCGGTCACTTCGCAGGCTCTTGTGACGGTCTTCTCAAGGGCGTTCTGCCACCCCCTAGCGAAGAGGTGATCTTATTGCTGGAGGTCAAGAGCGCCAACGACAAGCGGTTCAAAGAGCTCGTGAAGCTTGAAAGCTATGAGGAATGGAGCGAAACCTATCGATGGCAGATTCATGCTTACATGGGCGCGCTTGGCCTAGAGATGTGTATGGTTGTTGTGGTCAACAAGAACACTAACGAGGTGTACGAAGAGATCATCGATTACAACCCAGACATGTGGGATAAAGCTCAAGCTAGGGCTTGGCGCATCATCACCAGTGACGCCCCCGACAAGAGCACGCGCATGTCTGAGAAAGACTGGCGCATGAAGAATGAGTCGGAGTTGTATCGCAATATCTACTTTGGTCGCCGCTTGCCGGAATCGGTCAACTGCAGGAACTGCAAGAGCGTGAAGCCACTGACTGAATCAAACGGCGCCGTGTGGTTCTGCAAGCGCAAACAGAAATCCCTGACGCTTGATGAGCAGCGAGAGGGCTGCAATGACCA